TCTAACTCAACTGTTTCTAACCAACCAGTTTCTATAAGTGATTGTCTGTCCCAATGAGCTCTATCAGAAATATAATCAATCAAATACTCCATCATTTTTTCACCATCTATTCTGCCTGATGGTTCTGGTTCTGAATAATAATCTTTATATTGATAACCTTGATAGTCAGCACCTGATCCTGGACTACCATTAATTTCTAATACATAAGGTTTACCTTTATATTCAATATGATCTACGCCTACCATATATGCTTTTGACACTCTAGCGGCTTTTAAAATTAGTTCTCTTTCTTCATCATTGATTGTATAAGGTTCAGCTTCAGCACCTATGTGTGTGTTTGATCTAAAGTCATAACTACTATGAGTTCTTTTTGTACTAGCAAATATCTTATTGTCAACCACAAAAGTTCTTACATCAAACTTTGATGGCATATATTCTTGTATTAATAATTCTGCGTCTAGTTTCCACATTGCTTGTAAAGTTGCCACAAGACCCTCATAACTTTCAATTTTAATAACACCTACGCCTTGTGTACCTGTAAGTGTTTTTAATATCACAGGAAACTTACCACCTATCATATCTAAGGCAGTTTTAATATTATTCTCATTTGAAACAAAAGCAGTTCTCGGTGTAGGTATACCAAACTTTTCAAACAGTATAGCAGTTGTTAATTTATTATCACAAGTAAGCATGGCTGCTCTTGTGTTTAACATAAATGCTTGTGAGTTTTGAAATGAAGATATTAAAGATAATCCTGCCTCATCTTCTAAAGAACCGCCTCTAGTTATACAAACGGTATCTTTACCAACAAAAGTATGTTCGGCGCCTTTGCCGTCATAATTGTAAACAGTTAGTGTATTTTTTTCTTCATCTTTTTGTGTGATGATAGTTGATTTAGTGTTAACAATTATACACTTAATCTTTTTTTTATTACACGCTTTTTCTACAAGTTCAACAGTTGTATCTTTTTTAGGATTGTCTGAATCAGCTATTGTTAAAATAGCAACAGTGATAGGTTTATTTTTTCTATCTATATTACGATCTTCGTTGATATATTCTTTAAATTTAGGAACTTCCATTTATTTCTCATCTTTTACTTCTTCTTTAGTATCTACTTTTTTACCTATATTGTATTTTGCTAATAAGTTCCATTCACCTTTTTCTTTAAAAGGTAATACTTTAATTTGACTTAAAGGTGCTTTATTTTCTACTTTTGATTTATCTAGGATATCTACTAAGTTCCAATCTTGTAAAAGAATTGAAATTGTATTCCTTCTTTGAATATCATTCTCAACTAATGTTGATTTTTTACCATCTAAAGCAAATAACTCTTTAAAATGTGTTATGTAATATTTACCTTGTTTATGTAATATATGACACGATTGATATAGTGTCTTATCTTTTCTACTAGCAACACCAATTCTAGTTAAAGTCTCTCTAATTTTTAAGAAGTCGTCTGGCGCTTTTATTGTTACCTCAAGCATACTCTCAGGCGACCATTGTATCTCTTCACTCATCTTTTTCTCCCACCCTTTGTAAGGGACTCTTTAATTACTTCAATTTGTTCCTTTGATAGTATGTTGAGAGCTTGTTTTGCTTTTTCATTACTGTAACCATAATACTCTTTTACATACTCTAAATCTTTCAACTTGGCTTGTGATAACCACTTGCCACCAAATCGCTTTCTTTTTCTAATACTATTTATGTAAAAGTGAAATTGTAATCTCTTATCTAAGAAGTGATAGCCATTCATTTCGTTTGCTTGTGCTATACAATCATAAAACATTGATAAACATTTATTAATTACATAAGGTGGATACTTCTTTGCCCATGCCTCATCATCTGTATCAAGTAAAGGTTTTTTATCAAAGTTGATTGCGTTTAGATAATCTTTTAATTCATAAGCCATTATTTTTTCTTTTCATGTTTTTTATGACCTTTATGACTGCCCATATAATAATCACCTGGTTCATAATCCCATACTTTGCCATGATGACCTCTTATGTCTGCCCATAGCATTCTAATTCTTACTATTAATCTTCTTATACTTCTACTCATACCAACGTCATTACCAATACTGCTCTATATCCTGTTTTAGGAAAAAAGTAATAGTGTTCACCACTATCTATCAATATGCCTTTATGTTGTTCAGGTGTTATTTCTTTACAAATTTTACCATCATCATCCCTAAAGACAGTTTTTGCTGACGGATCAGCGTCATTAAGATATAATATAAATTGTTTATGTGGTATCTCATGGTCTCTATGTGCTGGACAATGGTCAGTAACACCTGTGTTGAAAGTTATATTTAAAACTGATCTTAATATTCTATCATATTTAATATTATTCTTTTCACAAAATCTATCTAAGATACCTTTTGCCCAACCACCATGGTCTGAGTTCCAAGGATATCTTTTAGTGCCATCTATCGGTACTCTCTCCTCTTCTCTTCTTAATAATATGTGAGAGAAGTGAGGATTTTTGTCAGTGCCTTCAGTAGTATTTTGTAAGTAAAAAGGAAAGTTACCTAGAATAACATTTTTAATATAATCTCTATCTCTATCTCTTAAAAATTCTTTGTCTTCTACAAAAAACATTGTTCACTCCTATTTAAATTTACAACTTGCCATTATTTCTGTTAAACAAGCAACCATATTTATCTCTTGGTCAGCAACGAAGGCTGCCTTATATTGATATCCAGCGATAATTAATATTGCCTGTGGTACAGATTTACTATCTAAATTTTCATACAAAACATCATATAAAGACCTAAACAAATGTGATGGCTCTTTATCTAAGTTTTGTACAACCCATTTTCTCATATCATTAAAACGTTTTTCTTTTAACGTCTTAATTAATTCTTTATGATTGACCTCTGATAAACTAAACAATATACCACTGTCAATCTTACCTCTTACAGAATAACGTTGTAATTCGTTTATCGTTCTTCTAAAGTCAGGATAATATTTTTGAATTAACTCTGCTAATACTTTTTTATCAAAGCCTACTTGTTCATCATTTAGAACACCCTCTAATCTTTTTAGAAAAGCAGTTGCTGTTTTAACTCTTTGACCATTAGTTATTCTAAAATCAATAACAGTACAACGACTATGTAAAGCAGGTATGATTTTATTCTTGTAATTACAAGTGAATATAAATCTACAATTATTATAAAATGTTTCTATAAAGTTTCTTAAAGCAGGTTGAACACTATCAGCATTCATATAATCTGCCTCATCTATAATTACAACTTTGTGTGGTGCGTCTTCGGTTAACGATACAGTTGACGCAAAATTCTTTATTTTACTTCTTAAAGTATCTATTTGTCTACCTTCATCTGACCCATTAATGATAATGTAATCAGTACCTAATTCTTCACATAAAGCACGAGCAACAGTTGTTTTACCTGTGCCTGCCGTACCTGATAATAGTAAATTAGGTATTTCTTTTTTTTCTAAAAATTTTGTAAATGTATCTTTTAATTCTTGTGTAAGAATACAATCACTAATTTTTTTAGGTCTATACTTTTCAACCCATAAAAAATCACTCATAATATAATAAACTCCTCAATTTAATTCGACCCAATTATAAACAGGATCTTTTGCCATAGTATCATAAATGTTAGGATTAGTCAATAGTGTGTGGCGATATTGTGTCCACTTGATACCTACTCCCCAACCTAAACGTTTCATAATTTCTTTTTTAGTTATACTGCCTTCTTTTTTTATCCAACTAATTATCTCTTTTAATTTTTCACTCTTTTTAACAGTAGGTAGTTTCTTGTATAATTCATTTATATACTCACTCATTTCTTCTACCTCGTCTTTAAAAACTAATCTATATCTAATGTGTTGTAAACTTTCATCTGCTAATACATTTCTGTTATATTCATTATCTAAATAAAAATTTAACTTCTCTAATAACTCGTCATCATTTTTTACAAATACACCTTTGTCCCAAAGTTCTCTGTAATAATCAGCGTCATACATTAAATAAGGTACACCGTTCATCATACCATCTGTTGTCGCAACTGACCAACCGCCATAAGTTTGTTTAGGTGAATAACCTATATAACAATCTTGTAGTTTCTTATAATAAAAATCTTTATCACCACTTTCAGTTGTAATATATTCTCTATCTGGTTTATTTGCTAAAGGTACCCATACTTTGAAATCTTGTCTTTGTTCATATAACTTATCACATACTTTTAAAAATTCTTTATAATGTTTGTATGTATCTGGTCTATGATTAAATACAATAATTTTTTCTTCTACTCTTTTTATATCATCTACAACATCTTTTTTATCTACACCTAAGTGTTGTACTGTTAAAATTTTATCTAACTTCCATATTACTTTATCACTAAAAGTTTCTCTTGCCTCATCTAATACAAGTTTCTTTTGACTTTCAGTATTTAAATAACATCTATCCATTTCTAATAAACCTAAAATATTCTTTTTAAAACTATTCATAGGCCAGTTGGCAACTTTTTTTAAATCAAACCAATGACAATAACCAAAGAATTTAGGAACATGATTAGTCACATTATACAAAACATTTTTCAGATCATAGGTATGTTCTGGCAAATGTGACATAACCAAATCAAAGTCAAGTTCTTTTGAACACAACCATTTAATAACTTGTGTATCAAAATGAGCTCTCATTGTAGGAGGATGTGTAGGTAAATCTAAGTACAATTGACTTACATTGTCAAATGCTAAAGACGGAACCTCTTTTGGTAGTATTAAGTAAAACCACAAGTCGTCTCTTATATCATTTAAGAGTTTAATATGTTTTTTAATAACTTGTATATAACTATCTTTTTCTAAATCTTTGCCAAACGTGATGTTTGGGTACACTAAAATTCTGATAGTTTTTTTAAGTTTTACTTCGTCATCAAAGTATAAACTCATTATTAAAACTCTGAGTCAGGCTCTAATGCTATCCAGTATTGTATTGATTTATTTCTATTAACAAAATGT